GTATTCTGGCTTACGACCACACCGTTTAGTCATGCTTGTATCTGTATCATATCCTTCAATCGTAGTACGCTTAACATTAAGTCCTGCAGGTTCACGGGCACGAAACACAGTAATAAGCTTGTACTTTGTATTGAAAGTCCAAAGCTCCTGTGCACCTAGAACTTTATCAGGAGAGATAGAGGCTATCTTGTACTCATTGTTTTCTTTCATATAGATAAAGTTCTTAAGTTTTTTCTCAGCAGAGATAGCACGTGGCTTACGAGGAGTGCGAAGCTTCTTGGTGACATCACCATATCTTTCAGCATCTTCAATGATTGAATTGATAAACAACACACGAGCTTCTAGCTGCTTTTTAGTAAGATGCTTATATGCTTCTTTAAGTTGATCGCATTCACCCCGATGAGCTTCACATAACTCTTCGAGCCAAGGACGATAATGTTCAACAATTTTGGAAGCATACATAGCTGGTATTTGGTTCTTCTGAAGATGTTCATACAGAGAAAATGCAGCACCAGAGTCAATGATTTCTTCGATGTCTCCAATGATATCGTTAGTACGTTCTTTCATACGATCTTGAATAGAAATTTTCTCTACAACAACTTCTTGCTTGTCTATCTCTACAATACGAGTAAGAGAATTTTTAAGTTTAGTCTCAAAGAATACCATACTACTATCAGGTAATGTGCATCCACGAGACATAAGGCGAGATAGAGAACCAATAGTAGAAGGAAACAATTGATCAGAGACCTTCATAATCTGTTTGGCTTCACTGTCACGTTTAACCGACTTAAGGTAATCACGCGTATACTCTTTGCACTCAATGACACTGGCCATAGCATTATACCAGTTTAGTGCTTTACCAAGCTGGCTGTCGGTTAACAACCCCTTAAATTCAGGTTCTTCGCCCATGTATTTAACGTTAACCAAATATGATTCTGATCTACTAACACGTGGCTTCTTTATTTTAACACGTGATGTAAGTGCTGGTCTGCGTGATGCTTTAGCCATGATTATCACCTCTCATATGATTATTATACCAAAGTAGGAAAAAATGTCAACAGTCTTTTTCTCTACCTCATTGACCATATGTATATATTATCAAAATGACAGGCAAAGTAAACCAATTTTTTTTCAAAAGAAGTGATTTTATCTGTTTACAAATGATTAGAACTTGGTATTATTAAAAAGTAAGCTGAATACAAACATTAAATAAACACACAGGAGTATGTAACATGACACACATGATTGAAATGCTCAATGGCAAAGCCCAGATGGCTTATGCCGGAGAGACACCCTGGCACGGCCTTGGTATCAAGGTTCCTGCTGATCTAACCCCTACCCAGATGCTCGAGGCAGCCGGTCTTGATTGGACAGTGGCTAAGATTCCAGCATATGCTGAAATCGCTGGACAGAAGGTTCCGGTTGGACGTTCCGCACTGGTCCGTAGCAGTGATAATGCGGTTATAGATGTTGTCTCTGATGACTGGAACGAGGTCCAGAACCAAGAAGCCTTTGATTTCTTCAATGACTTCGTCCTCTCAGGTGGTATGGAGATGCATACGGCTGGCTCTCTTCGAAATGGCCAGATCGTATGGGGCTTGGCTAAAGTTAAGGAATCCTTTGAGCTCTTCAAAGGTGACGTCGTTGAGTCCTATCTCCTCTTCTCTAACTTCCATAAGTATGGCTTCTCCACTGACGTACGCTTCACACCTATCCGTGTGGTTTGCAACAACACTCTGACCCTCTCGCTTAACTCCACTGTTGAGCGTATGGCTAAGATCTCACATCGCACCAAGTTCGAACCGGATAATGTTAAGTTGATGCTTGGCATTGCTGCTGATAAGCTGGCTAAGTACAAGGAAATGGCCGGCTTCCTTGGCTCCAAGAAGTTCAATGATGAGACCATCGTAGACTATTTCAAGCGTATCTTCCCTGTGACTGGTGCTACTGAGAACACTAAGAAAGAGCTTTCCAAGAATGCTGGTATTGCTCTTGAGGTTCTTGATCAGCAGCCTGGTGCAGAGTACGCACAGGGTACTTGGTGGCAGGCTTTCAATACGGTTACCTTTATGACTGACCACGTCATGGGGCGTAACCAAGACACCCGCCTTGCCTCTTCTTGGTTTGGCACCAACCGCAACCTTAAGACTCAGGCTCTTGAGACTGCAATCGAAATGGCAGAGGCTGCGTAAGCAGCCTCACTTTCTCTAGGAGATATATATATAATGAATAGCGACCTTGAAATCCTCGTTGAAGAAGACATGAACAATGCTGGTTATGATCCAGCTATATGGGCAGATGTCTTAGAATATTGGAGAGAAATCCTTGATTGAAATTTATAGTAAAGAAAATTGCACATATTGTGCATCGGCTAAAAATTTATTAACTTCCAGAAATAAACTGTTTACAGAACATAAACTTGGTATAGATTATACAAGGGAACAGCTGCTTGAAAAGTTTCCTAACGCTAAGTCGTTTCCTCTAATAGTAATAGATGGATATCATATCGGTGGACATACTGAATTAAATAGAATTCTAAACGAAGAATCTATGGATACTCGCAAACTTTTGAATGAGGAAAAACAATGATTACAGATCGTGAAGAAATGGTGAAGATGCTCAAGCGCAGTGCGGTTGATATCACTTTCACAAAGGTAGATGGTACCATGAGAACTGTACGAGGTACACTTAATCCAAAGTATATGCCACCACAAATGAAAAATGAAGATCTAGAGGCAGCAGAGACTCATCGAAAAGAAAATTCTGGCGTCCTTCCAGTTTGGTCTATTAATGATCTTGGTTGGCGTTCATTTAGACTAGATAGTATTCTGAGTGCACAGTACATCGAGGGATATGAATAAATAACAAGGCTCTTCGAAAGAAGAGCTTTCTTTTTTATCATAGGAGTTCAAATGACATGGCATATTGGGGTTATCATCTAGTATTAGACTGCGCAGATCTTGATACACACGCTATCAATGATTACGATACAATTTACAAGTTTACAAAGCAATTAGTTAATGATATAGATATGGTTTCTTATGGTGAACCGCAAATAGTTAGCTTTGGTAGCGGAAATAAAGCCGGCTACACTCTTGTACAGTTGATTGAAACTTCAAACATCTGTGCTCATTTTGTGCCTGATGACTTGAATGGTGGTAGTGCTATGTACCTCGATGTCTTCTCGTGTAAACCATATGATAATCAGATTGTCATTGATCTTGTTAAACAATATTTTAAAGCGAAGTCAGTTAGACCATCTTTCTTGACTCGTCAAGCTTAATAAAGGAACAGTTATATTATGGAAACTAACGAATTATCAAAGAATGCTATGGGTGGCACAGAGTTGATGATGAATCGTCTATATGAAAGTGTAGATAAAGATCTTCTTGATCAGTGTCAAATTATTCCATCTCGAGTACGTGAATTAGATGAAACAAAGATTCGAATTCTTTGGCAGCACGATCTTCCAGTTGATCCTGAATCAGAACATCTTAAAAATGAAGGACACAATAGATTCCATAAGATTGTGTTCGTCTCTAATTGGCAAATGGAACAATATATTAATCATTATAATATTCCTTGGTCAAAGTGTGTTGTGATGCAGAATGCAATTACACCTATTGAAGCACATGAAAAGCCTAAAGATAAAATTAAATTGATCTATACACCTACTCCACATCGTGGGCTACAAATTCTAGTACCAGTGTTTGAAAAACTATCTGAGGAATTTGATAACATTGAACTCGATGTATATTCTTCTTTTAAACTTTATGGTTGGGAAGAAAGAGATGAATCTTTCAAGGAGCTATTTGATCGTTGTAAGGCACATCCTAAGATTAACTATCATAGCACAGTTAGCAATGAAGAATTACGTAAAGCTTTACAACAAGCACATATCTTTGCTTATCCGTCTATTTGGCCTGAAACTTCATGTCTTTGTTTGCTTGAAGCCATGAGTGCTAGATTGGTATGTGTTCATCCTAATTTTGCTGCTCTTTCTGAAACAGCCGCAAATTGGACATATATGTATCAATGGAATGAAAATCCATCAGACCATGCTGGAACATTTCATATGATTTTATCTGATGCTATTAAGAGTATAGGCGATACACATATTCAAAATAAACTTGATTTTCAAAAATCTTATACAGATGGTTTCTATAATTTGGAAGGACGTAAACATCAATGGTCAGGTCTTATCAAAAGTCTCTTAGATGAACCAAGAGAATTTCCTAAGAAACAGTGGGTATATAGAACTAATTAAAATATAAATATCCAATGATATCCTTTCCAAGGAAAACATATGGCAAATGTAAAAGAGTTTATGAATAAAAATAACGTTATACAATTTCCTGGCAGTGTTAGAGAAATACCAAAAAATGAAGAAGAAATTATTCAAAAAGTAGATAATATTAAGCATCTTCATATACAAGAAGTATTAGCTACTATGGTTCCAATAATTTTTAATCAAATGGCCACTGCTGGTTTTGATTTTATTGACGATGAAGAAACATGTGAAGCAAATAACATGAAAGATGGTGCTTTTTTAGTTGAAGCTTTAAGATCTATAATGCTTAAGCATTACGATATAGATCACCCAATCCAAACACTTGCTGAAAATTTATTTAATCAAGATGAAAATAGCGGTGTACTTCTTCTTAGACACGATATAATATCATCTATGTTTGGAATTCAACAGGAGAAGAGCTAAGCTCTGTATAAAACATGATCATCATTGATCTTAACCAAGTAATGATCTCAAACCTAATGATGCAGCTAGGTAATCATACTAATGCTCAGTTAGAAGAAAATATGGTTCGCCATATGGTTCTCAACTCTATTAGGTCTTTTAATCAAAAATTTTCACATGAATACGGCGAAATAATTATTACATGTGATAACACAAATATCTGGCGTAAGATAGAGTTTCCTTACTATAAGGCTAATCGTAAAAAGAATCAAGAAAAATCAGAACTAGATTGGAAAAGTATTTTTGATTGTCTTGGCAAGGTTCGTCAAGAACTTAAAGATTACTTTCCTTATCGTGTGATTGACGTTGTCTCAGCTGAGGCTGATGATATTATTGCTACGCTTGTGCATACATATGGTAAAGTCGTTTCATCAAAGAGTGACGAGAAAATTCTGATCTTATCAGGTGATAAAGATTTTATTCAACTTCATATATATTCTAATGTTCGTCAATACGATCCTGTTCGTAAAAAGTTTATAGAACATAGTGATCCTGAACGTTATCTTCAAGAACATATTCTTAAAGGTGACTCTGGAGATGGTGTTCCTAATATCTTTTCTAACGATGATTGTTTTGTTGTTGGTCAACGTCAGAAGCCAATGACTACTAAAAAAATTGAAGGAATCTTAGAATTAGGATTAGATGGTAAGTTTGATCATCCTCTTTTTAGAAATTATATTCGTAACAAAAAACTTATCGATTTAAAATATACACCAAAACATTTACAAATCGAAATCATGCAACAATATGAAAAACAAAATAATCAGGATCGTAGTAAAATGTTAAATTATTTTATTTCTAATAGACTTAAAAACTTAATGGAAAGTATTGGAGAATTTTGATGAGACTAAGTATCTCTGAAATCTTAGAAAAAGTTTCTAAGGTAAAAACTAAAACAGAAAAATTAGATCTTTTTAGACAATATGATAATGCTGTACTACGCTCTGTATTGAAACATGCTTTAGATAAAAATATAACATTTGAATTACCAGAAGGTACACCACCATATAGACCAAGCGAACATTTAGATAGTCAAGGAATGCTCTATTCTGAGGCAAGAAAGTTCTATTTGTTTGTTAAAGACGGTTCACCAAATCTTAAACAACTCAGGCGTGAAACACTTTTTATAACCATGCTTGAATCAGTCGACTCTAAAGATGCGGAGCTTCTTATAGCAATGAAAGATAAGAAGCTCCCATATAAAGGGATTACCACAGCATTAGTAACAGAGGCATATCCAGGACTAATCGATGAGCAAGTCAACATTTAAAAAGTTTAAAAAGAATGATTCTTCTTATGAAGAAAATGAAGATGAATATTACGATAATCCTCGTAATAGAATAAATAAAAAAGAAATAAAAAGATTAGAGAAAGCTCTTAAGACAAGAGATATTTTCGCTCTTATTGAAGAAGATGGTGAAGAACCATATAATCCATATGATGCACCAGAACCGAGGAATTAATGCCTACTTACAAATTTTTAAACAACACAACGAGCGAAGAATACTTAGAGTTTATGAGTATCTCTGCTCTTGATGTTTATTTACAGGAGAATCCTAATGTGACTCAACTTGTAAACGGAGCTCCATCTATTGGAGATAGTGTTAGACTTGGTATTAGAAAGCCGGATAGTTCATTCAGAGATATATTAAAAAACGTGAAGAAAGAACATTCAAAGGGAGTGACTAGGTCTACTGTTAATACATTTTAATTATAACAATAAGAGACAAAATGACTCAACAACAAACAAGACTCAACAAGAAGCAAAGAAGAGTATTAAGAGATCAAGGAGTAAAAGTAAATAACGAAGCAAACTTTAGAGTTAATTTTAATCTTAGAGAGATTAAACCTCTAACTGAAAATCAACAAAAAACATTTGAAGCATTCTCTGTAAAGAAAAATTTGCTGCTTCATGGTATTGCTGGTACAGGAAAAAGCTTTATCTCTCTATACTTGTCTTTTAAAGAATTGTTTGATGGTAATTGTGGTTATAATAAAATCTATATAATTAGAAGCGTAGTTCCTACACGAGATATGGGATTTCTTCCAGGCAATCAAAAAGAAAAAGCAAAAGTATATGAAGCACCGTATTATGCAATCTGTGCAGAATTGTTTAATAGAGGTGATGCTTATGATGTACTTAAGACAAAAGATTATATAGAATTCATTAGTACATCTTTTGTACGTGGTATCACACTTAACAATTGTATTGTTATTGTGGATGAAGTAGCTAACATGACTTTTCATGAATTAGATTCTATCATTACTCGCTTTGGTAAAAATTGTAGAATTATATTTTGCGGTGATTTTAGACAATCAGATTTTACTTATGATAAAGATAAAAAAGGTCTGATAGATTTCATGAAGATACTTAAAAATATGAAAGCCTTTAACTTTATTGATTTTAACGTGGATGACATAGTTAGGTCATCATTGGTGAAAGAGTATATCATTGCTAAAGACAGACTTCAAATCACGGCTTAATTCAAATAGGCCAGTATACAATAGAGGTAAAGTCTTCGAACATTCTTTTGTAGAGTTCAAAGACTTTGAAGCTCGTATTATTGATGGTAAAAGATATTATTTTGCTCCTGATGGTGGCAGATATCCATCTGTTACTACAATATTAGGAGAGAAAAAAGATAAAACACATTTAGAAAATTGGATAAGAAATGTTGGTCATGAAAGAGCCGAACAAATTAAAGTTCAGGCAGGTAATCGTGGTACAGCAATTCATACTATCTGTGAAGATTACCTCCTGAATAAAGATTTATATCCAGAGGATGTTATGCCATCAAATGTCATGACATTCACAAATATTAAACCAGTTCTTGATAAAAGAATCGGTCAAATATATGCAATAGAGGCTCCACTCTATTCGAAGAAACTCAATACAGCAGGTCGAACTGATTGTATTGCCGATTTTGATGGAGTTGTTAGTATAGTAGATTTTAAAACTTCTCTTAAACCAAAGAAAGAAGAATGGATCGAAGATTATTTCCTGCAGACTACATGCTATAGTTTAATGGCTGAGGCTCTTTCGGACCTTAAG